CATATAATCCCAAAGACTTCAGTAGTGAGAACATGGACCTCATTGATGAATATGAGCCAATGGGAGGTGGTGGTACTGATTTTGATTGTATCTTTACTTACTTGAAAGACATTGGCAATGTGCCGAAACGATTGATTGTATTCACTGATGGCTACCCCTGTGGTAGTTGGGGTGATAGTGATTATTGTGATACAACATGGGTCATTCATGGTGACAAGAATCCAAATCCCCCATTCGGCACTTATGCAATTTATGATGAGCCTGTAACAGCATGATATTAGATATACTTGGCTATGGCTTCATTGTAGTGGTACTGGGAGTGGTCTTGTATATTTTTATTAGACTACTAACCGGTGCATTAGATACCTTATCAAAACATGATGACTAAGCACTATCTAGCAATGTGGGATTCACAGGGACTTGAATGCTTGTTTGATGTTGGCTATCATATGGATAGATACAATGAATGGGAAAAGCAACAAGTTGTTGCCATTCTTAAAGAAGAACGTATACCAGCAAAGCCTACAGGCATACCATTACAAATGTTGATCCTTCGTGCTAGAGCAAATAGTCAACGTGCATATGAGATTTATGAATTCAATAGTACATTAAAGTATAAAGAACTTACTGAAGCATTTAATGATAATCCACAACCTATTGTTGAGTGGATTAGAGAGAACGGTAAACAAGTTTACAGTGACTATGTTAAACAAGAAAGAAAGTTGATTGTATGATGTACATTGGTACAAGCCTTGGTGGTTGCTTAGTTAGTCTTATGCATAACGAAGTGTCCGAGGATGAGGTTATGTTCATTGTAACACGGACATTGTGCCCCGATTACGATACCTTTATACAAGTAGTAGAACAATATTACGCAGAAGGCAATCCCTATCAACGTCGGTCAGACCTGAGTAACTTAGGCGAGTATGACTTGACTGATGTAAAAGCATTAGCAACTAGATTATACTTCTCTGGTAGGATACATCAACCTAGAGTATTTGATGATGAAGGTCGTAGAGCGGGACATAGTTACCCGTATAATCATCCAGCTAAATTAGGTCAAGGATTGTGGATGCAAGTTGTGCCAACTAACGATAATACTACACCAGCAGTAGTTGACGCATATGAAAAATATAAGTTGTTGGATAATTTAACAAAATGATAGAATATCAGTTAGATCCTATTACATGGTTTAGTGAGAGAGAATTAACATATACACCTAAGCATTTCATTATTACTAAACATGTATATACTGAAGAATCTAAACAATGGGTATTAGATAAATTAACTGGTAGATTTAGTGTTTGTCCTTATAATATAAATGAAGGTGATTCCTTATTAGTATTATTTACAACTGGACATCTTGCATTTGAGGATCCACAAGAAGCATTATTTTACGAACTTAAATGGTCGTAAATGGGCATATGGAAATTTTGTGTAGAACAAATTTCTTATTAAATAAGTTTAGCATATTACAAGGAGAACATAATATGAGTTTTACAAGACACGTAGGGAAACACGGTGACAGAAAAGTAGCTGTAGTATTCCGAGAAGTACCGGGCGAGCCTCATATGTGCTTAGTAACATATACGGAAACAATTAATAAGAATATACATGATGCATTAATTCGTTGTATTGAAAGTGATATTGGTCAGAACAGTGAGAATTTAGCCGATGCGTTAAACCGTAGCTATACACAAGACGGCAGGCCAATACTGCAAGTGTTACATGCGGAAAGTCAATTAAAGAAAGTCAATACAGAAATGATTTTAATGACACCTGCACCAAATACACGCATTAAGTTGAATGAACTTAACAAAATCTTAGATGAAATGAAATTGGGTGAAGATGCAGTTAAACGCATGGCCGAATTAGATAAGAGTCGTGGGTTACAAGATCCAGCTGACGTAGCACGTAGAATGCGTGGACCACAAGGTAAGCAACCCCCAGTAGTTGCCCCATCGGGTGATCTATTAGGTGATGCCTCACTTGCTAAACAACGTATTGAACAAGCACAAAAAATGGAACGTGAAGCTAAAGGCTTGCTAGCCGAAGCACAACGTTTAACAGAAGAAGCACAATCACTAGATCCATCATTGGCTCCCAAGCCAGCAAAGGCATCTAAAGTTAAAAAGGCAGAGGTTATTGCAGAAGTAGTTGTTCCGGAAAAAAGAAAATATACAAAAAAAGTAACTAATGTCGCCTGATTTTATCGATAAATGGGAACACATCCTTGAAGATGTTGAGAAGAACAAAATCCCAGTAGAGTTTATTAAAAAATTAATTATTAAACTAACTGGGAAGAAGCAACAAACGATTAACATCCAGAAGTTACTTCAACAAGGTTTGGATCCGGATCAAGTAGAAGATGCTGTTAGTCGTAAATTGAATGAACTAGAAGATTCTATTGTTAGTGTAGAATTTGTACTAAATGTACAAAGTATCGCTGATACGGTGCAACCCGAAACAGATAGGCTTTTAGGTAAACTCTAATCAAAAAGCCCTGAACGTTCAGGGCTTCTCTCATTATATGATACAATAATTTATGAAACAATATTTAGAACTATTACAAGATATATTAGATAACGGAGAACTTAAGGATGACAGAACTGGTATTGGCACTCATAGTGTGTTTGGACGTCATCTTCGCTTTGATTTGCGTAGGGGCTTTCCCGCAGTTACTACTAAGAAACTTGCATGGAAGGCTTGCGTTGGTGAGCTTCTCTGGTTTATTGAAGGCAGTAGTGATGAGCGTAGACTGGCAGAAATCACCCATGGTAGTAGAGAAGATACCGTTACGATATGGACTCCAAACGCATTATCGCCATATTGGAAACACAAAGCGAAATTTGAAGGCGACCTCGGTCGTGTCTATGGAGTACAATGGCGCCACTGGAACAAGTATCGCACAGAGAAAGACATGGGTGCGGCACACAAAGGTGGCACACGCCTCGCCGTTGACAAGATTGAAGTCGACCAATTGGCAACTCTCATTAAAGGATTAACCGAAGATCCTAATGGGCGCAGGCACATATTAAGTGCCTGGAACGTGAGCGAGCTAGACGAAATGGCCTTGCCCCCTTGTCACGTTATGAGTCAATTCTATGTCAACAAAAATAAAGAACTATCTTGCCATATGTATCAGCGTAGTGTTGATGTTTTTCTGGGTTTACCTTTTAACATTGCTAGTTATGCATTGCTTACACATCTATTGGCACATCACTGTGATTTGAAGGTAGGTGAACTTGTAATCAGTACTGGTGATACACATATCTACAAAGACCATATTGAACAGGTTAAACAACAACTAACACGTGAACCACATCCATTGCCTACATTAATGTTGAATGCATCAAAGAATAATTTATTTGAGATGACAATGGCAGATATACATTTGGAGAACTATCAAAGTGATGGCCCTATCAAAGCAACAATGGCAGTCTAAAGACGAATTTACTAGACCTAAGTATCAGGTATATATGTCCGAGACTGGCGAAGAAATTGTAACTATCACACATGTAGTTCATACTATTAGAATGGGTGATGTTGAAGATCCTGATTTGTTTGTAGCACAACCTATATATGAGTGGCAACAAACAGAAGCTGGTAAGTGGATAATGGAAAACTCTAACCCCAAACCTAGTTGGCATCGTCAAGTAGATTATACTACTTATGGACAACTATATTTGATTAAAGCATATCTAACACATAAACAATTAACATTTTGGAAATTAAAATATGAGTAACATATTGGTTACAGGCGGATTAGGTCTAATTGGACATAATGTAGTAGATAGATTGCAACGTATGGGGCACCGTGTTGCTATTACCGATATACGAACTAATTACGGTATTATCCCACAAGATGAGATAGACTATCTAATGACAGAACGATTGAAGAAAATTCAACCCGGCAGTATTCACGCCATTGATATTTCTAGCGAAAGTATTGATTGGTTATTTGGTCGATACAAATTTGATATTGTAATTCACATGGCTAGCTTCCCGAGACAAAAAGTTGTTAATCTTAATCCAACTATGGGAGCAAAAACAATGATGGAAGGTCTATTGAATTTGTGTGAAGTTAGTAAGAAGCATGAAATAAAGAAATTTGTTTATATCAGTAGTTCAATGGTATACGGTGATTTTACAGATGACGTAACAGAAGATCATAACTGTAAACCTCAAGGCCAGTATGGCATTATGAAACTAGCAGGAGAGCGATTAGTTGAAGATTATAGCCGTCGTGGATGCTTTAGTCACACAATCATTCGTCCTAGTGCTGTGTATGGTGAACTAGATGTTGAGGATCGTGTTATTGCTAAGTTTATGCTTACCGCAATGCGTGGCGGAACACTAAATGTGAATGGTGCAAACGAAACATTAGACTTCACCTATGTTGAAGATGCCGCAGATGGTATTGTTGCTGCCGCATTAAGTGATAATACAATGAACAAGACATACAATATTACTAAGAGCCATAGTCGTACATTACTAGAAGCCGCACAACTAGCATTGAAACTAGCCGGTGGTGGAACACTAGTGGTTAAAGATAAAGACAAAGACTTCCCCAGTCGTGGTGCATTAAACATTGATGCCGCTCGTAGAGATTTTGGATACGATCCTAAGGTAGATGTAGAAGAAGGATTTGAAAAATATTATGCATGGCTTAGTAATTCCCCATTTTGGTCTAAAAAGACAGTACTCTAACTTAAGAGATGAATTACTAGACGCTACAGACCGTGCCCTCAAAGACGGTAAACTAGTTGGTGGACATTATACCCGGTCATTTGAAGAATGGCTTAAACACCGCACTAAAACAAAATATGCTATAACTGTACATAGTGGTACTCAAGCATTAGAAATAATTGCACGTTGGAAAAAGATTAAGCATAGTGAAATTAGGGCAGAAAATCCAAAGATTAATATTCCTAATCTAACATATCCTGCAACACTAAATGCATTCTTAACTGCTGGCTGGGATGTTGAGTTGATTGATACTGATAAGAATGGCATCATTAAAACGGGGAACAGTGCCGGCGTGTATGATTGCTTGATGGGCTTTGCAGGTCGTAAGCCTTGGCCTAATGCTAGTTACTCAAATGCATTTGGAGTAATAGTTGACGGGGCACAACATTGGTTAGTAGCCGAAGGAGATGTAGGTGGAGGAATGTCAATCAGTTTTGATCCTACAAAGAATTTACCTAGTTCGGGCAACGGTGGTGCCATCGTAACTAATGATGAAAAGTTATATCTCTATGCATCAAGTTATAGAGATAATAACAAACCCTACTTCTATGATGCTGGATCTAATAGTAAAATGAGCGAACAAGATTGCGCTCAAATTCTAGTCAGAGCAAAGTACATTGATGAATGGCAAAAACGTAGAGCAACTATTGCTAAGTATTGGTGTGATAGTTTTAGAGAATTACCATTAAATTGTTTATCAGATACCAAAGATCCACATGCACATCAAAAGTTTGTAATGTATCTATCCGATCGTAATAGTTTACATACTCATTTATCATCTGATGGTATTGATAGTAAAGTACATTATGAATACGTATTAGGTGATTTGCCAATTGGTAAAGATTTAATTAAACCTGACCTATTGAGCAATAGTGTATTATTGTCTAGGGGAGTGTTAAGTCTACCCTTATATCCAGAATTAACTGACCAAGAAGTAGAATATATTGCAAGCAAAGTACATTCATTCTATAAATAGTTAATGAATAAATTCCCGATAACAGTAAAATCAGTTATAGACCAGCAATATAACTTAGTTGAATGGATGTTGGGCAATACATGTAACTATGATTGTAGTTTTTGTTCAGATGAATTTAAATCAGGTGATAAAAAATATTTAGATATTGATGTATACATTGACACTTGTAAAAGATTAATAGAACAAAGCGGTGATAAAAAAGTTTGGTTTAAGCTTACTGGTGGCGAACCAACATTGTATCCTAAATTAATAGAACTATTAAAATTTATTAAAAGTACAGGTAACTTCACTTATATCATCACAAATGGTTCAAGGACATTACGTTATTGGGAAGAGTTAAAAGAAGCTAACTGTGTTGATTTTATTGCAGTAAGTATGCACCCTGAACAAAAAGCAGATGTAAATCATATCATAGATGTAATTAATGTTTTTAAAGATATTGACACAATAGTTACGACAAATATAACTTGTGTTCCTGACTATTTTGATGTAGCGGTAGAATCCTTTTATAAAATATACAACAGTTGCCCTACACTGATTAACCTACAGCAAATAAATGATGAATTTGGAATGTCTAAGTATTCTGAAAATCAAATAAAGTTGTTGTTACTGCATAGCAATAAAGTAACTCCGACGTATCATGTCAAACCAAAATCTAATATACCACCGGAATATAGCTATCATACCGGACAACTACAGTTTACTTATAGCGACGGGTCAACTAAAAAGGATCATGCTATTAATTTTATAAAGCGAGGGGAAGATAATTTTAACGGTTATCTTTGTGATGCAGGAAAAAAGTTCATACGCATATCACATGACACTATACAACGGGCAATATGCGGAGAGGGACAAAAATGGTCTATTTATGATGAAATTCTGTTTGCAACTAGCTCAGTTGAATGCACACGAAATAAATGTGACTGTACATTAGATATGATACAAGATAAGAAGCATAAATAAGGGTACTATGTTCATCCTATCAATACTACCCGACGCCGCAATACATATAATCTTTGGATTAGGTATTTTGGGCACAATAGCAGGATTCGTCCTAGGATTCATTCCTTTTGTCAAAACATATCAATTTGCTATACAAGTTTGTAGCATTCTTGTACTTGTCTTTGGCGTATATCTTGAGGGTGGCTTGGCCGACTATAAAGAGTGGGAACTCAAAGTTAAAGAGATGGAAGCTAAAATGGCTCAAGCTGAGGCACAATCTGCAAACAAGAACGTAGAAATACAGGAAAAGATTGTAGAAAAGACCAAAGTTATCCGTGAGAAGGGTAAAGATATTGTCAAGTATATTGATAAAGAAGTAGTCAAAAAAGAGGAAGTTATCAAGTATATTGAGAACTGCCCTGTACCTAAAGAAATCATAGACCTGCATAACCAAGCTACTGAGTTGAATAAGGCGGCTACAAAATGAAATATATATTAATACTTCTATTATTAGCAGGCTGTACAACAGTAGTACCAGTTAAACAAAAGTTCCCTAATGCCACCCCTGAACTAATGAAAAAATGTGAAAGTCTTAAGAAGATTGAGGGTGATAAGGTAGCCATTACAGAAATGCTTAAAGTCATTGTATATAACTATTCTCTTTACCATGAATGCTCAACTAAAGTAGACGGATGGCAAGATTGGTATAATGAACAGAAAAAGATATTCGATAGTGTAAAATAATAGCATATTATGAAGTATTTTATATTATTGAGTGTATTGTTAGCTGGCTGCGCTACCAACAATGATTTTGAGTTATACCTAGAAGCACAGAAATCCATAAGTAGAGATGCTACGATGAGTGAAGCGGCACGTATTAGTGTATTGATTGAGATGACAAAGAGTTCAGATAATCAAGTAAAAATGGAAGCAATACGTGCTTTACAAGAGATACAACGTAGTAAAACCCCTATAGTTATTGAAGCGCCAAAGAAGAATTGGTTCGGCTTTTGATAAATACTATATAGGTTAGGATGTAATATGACTCAGGAAATTATTGATACAGGAAGCTTACCAAATGACGGTAGTGGTGATCCATTACGTGAAGCTTTTAACAAAATTAATAATAATTTTGCTAACCTGTTTACATTAACCGGAAGCAATACTGAATTAGTTGAAATAGTAGATCCATTTAATGGAACCACTGAAACTTCAACTGGTAATACAAATACGCTTAACATCGGTAATGTTTACATTACTAACACATTTGATAGTACATCAAGTCTTACTATTATCCCTAAAAAGCCACTAAGTGTTCCTACTCCACCTGAGTTATCAACCGGACCATATGGTGACCAAGAATATATTAATATTGGTGCTACAGCAAATGACGGTAATGGTGATCCATTACGTGTAGCTTTTAATAAGATTAATAATAACTTCAGTAACTTATTCCTTACTACTACTCTTATTTCCACATCCTACACTGTAGGAATCACATCAAACCAAGTCATATTTGAAATACCTACATCACGCTTTTATCAGGGACAATTTCAAATTCGTTCAAGTGATCCGGGAACTCCTGACATGCAGGATATTACACTTAGCTCCTCTATTACTAATAATTTAGCTGGAGTTAGATTTAGCGGACATTCAACACTATTCCAGGGTAGTCCTATTTGTCGTTATGACATGGATGTATCAGGCGGCAATGTTAGAGTATTAATTAATCCAATGGTAGATAGTGTACTAGAACATTTTATATCAGCGGTAGTTACTTATCCAAACGTAGTCCCTACACCCGGTGATGAGATAGCATTGGATGGATATGCTAGTGGATACTTGTTAGGTACTGAAACTGATTTGATATTAACAACGGAATCAGCATGAGAGCAAAAGAATTTATTACCGAAACAGCATTGAATAAAGTTCACGATGGTTTGGACGTAGCAGCCATGTCTCTCCCTAATACATATGTTATTCCAGAATTAAAGAACAGTGACTTCTATGATTTATACCGTTTTGGTGTAGCGATTGCCGCAGTAAGAGGTGAAGGTGGTACTGATGATGGTGTACAAAATAGTTACAAGCCTGATTTTAGAGCAGAAAGCAGTTGGGGTGAGCATCAAGTAGTATCCTCAGAGTTTGACAAAGACATTGGTAAAACTATTGACCAAGCATTGCATAAAGTTGGAAAATCCGGCAAGAAATCAGTAAGTACTCCTGGAAGTGATGAGATGGATGATACGTTAACTCAGTCTCCTATTAAAGGATTCAAAGGATATAAAAGATGAGAGCAAACGAATTTGTATCCGAATCTAAAATCGGCAAAATAGGAAATAGAAAACAAATGGCCACAAAAGGTCTACATAAGTTCCGTGATGAAAATTGTGCTGACCGTACATATGAGTTGAATAGAATTATGATGGCAGTAGCTGTTACCGATGGTACATTTGTACCAGATATTGACGGCGAGAGTTGGGCCGGAAGATATAATATTGCAGTACCCTACACCCAAGAAGAACAAGATATGTTAATGATGGCATATAAAGCGGCAGGATCTGAATATCACGATTTAAATAAGGGTGACTTAAAAAGCAAAGAATTAGATAGTACAAATATTAAAAGTACTGTTAAACCCTTTAAGGGCTATAAAAGAAAATAATTTGAGCCATGTCAATCAGAATAAGTAATTATATCAAATTACAGGATTCTAAATGATTGATATCAATAACACGCTAGATTTACTCAAATTAAAGTTTTACAACGAATGGCTTTATACAGCCCATATATATGAAGAAGGAGATAGTCAGTTTCATAAACAACTTACTTCTCAAGTAGTAAATCAATATATTGACCCACTAAATATTCCAAAGGATGCTAAAATCTTAGATTTAGGATGCGGCCCTGGCTATTTCTTAGATGAGATGAAGGAACGAGGTTACACTGATGTAATCGGAGTTACATTAAGTCCAGGTGATATCAAAATATGTGAAGCTAAAGGTCATACTATAAAAACATATGACTTGAGTTTCTTACCACAAAAAGATGGTTATTTTGATGAAAGTGTAGATTTTATCTTTTTACGTCATTCACTAGAACATAGTCCATATCCTATCTTTAGTTTAATGGAATACAATCGTATATTGAAGCAAGGCGGTAAGATTTATATTGAAGTTCCTGCACCCGATACTCAGCGTAAACACGAATGGAATCTAAACCATTATAGTATTTTAGGTGAACAACAATTGGCTGCATTATTAGATCGTACAGGTTTTGCAGTTAATAAATTTGATAACTTTGAATTTGATTTAAATGCTCCCAATCCAGCAGATGCTGATAAGCCATTAGAAATGAAAGAAAAATACTATTGTGTAGTTGCTACTAAGCAACGACCATTGGATATCAAGTAAACTCAAGCACTCTTAGGAGTGCTTTTTTAATACCATTATTAAATTGCTCATATAAATACTTGTTATGAGTAATACACCATCATTAGTAAAGAATCCTTATACCAAAACAGTTTTCAAAACTGATAAAGAACTACAGGATTTTATTAAATGTTGTGATCCGGATACAGGTTATCTATATTTTATGGATAACTTCTTTATGATACAACACCCTACTAAAGGTAGTATGGTATATCACCCCTGGGCTTATCAAAAACGATTGATTGAAACATATCATAACTATCGTTATTCAATCAGTTTAATGCCAAGACAATCAGGTAAATCCACCTCGGCAGCAGGATACTTGTTGTGGTATGCCATGTTTGTGCCAGACAGTACTATCTTAGTTGCGGCACACAAATATACAGGTGCTCAGGAGATTATGCAACGTATCCGTTATGCATATGAAAACTGCCCCGATCACATTAAAGCAGGTGTAACAACATACAACAAGGGCTCATTAGATTTTGAGAACGGTAGTCGTATTGTATCAGCAACAACTACTGAAAATACTGGTCGTGGTATGTCTATTACACTATTATACTTAGATGAGTTTGCATTCGTCAGACCAAGTATTGCTAAAGAATTTTGGACAGCTATTACACCAACACTATCTACTGGTGGTAAAGCAATTATCACAAGTACTCCAAACAGTGACGAGGATCAATTTGCGTTCATCTGGAAAGGTGCCAACAAGACTGAAGATGAGTTTGGTAACACCACAGAAATAGGTGTTAATGGCTTCAGAGCATATAGAGCGCATTGGAATGAACAACCAGGACGAGACCAAAAATGGGCTGATGAAATGAAAGCACAGCTTGGTGAGGATCGTTTCAACCGAGAGATTGGTTGTGAGTTCATTATTGCTGATGAAACACTAATCAATCCAAACACATTATTAATGATGGAAGGCATAGAACCTGTTAGTCGTATAGGACAAGTTCGTTGGTATGAGAAGCCAAAAAAGGGTAATATCTATTGTATAGGATTAGACCCGAGTCTCGGTACAGGTGGTGACCCGTCGGCTATTCAAATCTTTGAGGCAAATACTACTACTCAAGTTGGTGAATGGAAACACAATAAAACTGATATCCCTAGTCAAATTAAACTATTAGCACAAATTGCCAAATATATAGCAGAATGTACGAATGAACCCAATAACATCTATTACAGTATTGAATGTAATGGAATAGGAGAAGCCGCTATCATATCATTAAATGAATACGGGGAATCTAATATCCCGGGTATTTTTATCAGTGAAGCAGGTAAGGGTCGTAGAGGATTTAATACAACCAATAAAAGCAAACTAGCAAGTTGTGCTAAGTTTAAAACATTAGTTGAAAATAAAAAAATGACCGTAAATAGTCGTAGTCTTATAAGTGAATTAAAAGCATTTGTAGCACACGGTGGCAGTTATGCCGCTAAAATTGGTGACACGGATGATTTGATTATGGCTAGTCTATTAGTCACCCGAATGTTACAGCATTTAAGTGATTATCATGTGAATTTAGAGACACAGATTCGTGACCACGATGAGTATATAGCTCCGTTGCCCTTCTTTGCGGTCATAAGCTAAGAGGTAAAAGATAAATACAATATGGCTAAAAATCAAGAATCAATCAACCGCTCATTATTTGAGCTATTACGTAGTAGAGG